ACCAAAGGGGGTGTCACCCACGACACCCAAGTACATAAAGAACAGATAACAACTAAAGCCGGCGGCGCGCCCGCCCCCCAGGGCAGGGGCGCGACCGCCTTAGAAACCCATAATCAACAAAATGTTGCGCCGGTCGCCCACGCCTCCGGCGGCGACACGCCACAATGCCAACAACACACCACGCTACAATTCCAATGCCAAGACTGCTACGCTTACCAAGTAAGCAAATGGAGAAAGGAACCCCTAACATGATTACTCCACCACCCAAAGTAGTAGGCGCGATGAAACACCTGCTACTCGAGCTCGAAAAAGTCCAAGCAATCAACCACATCGACCGCGAACACCTCATCCGCGAATACGTCATCGGCAGGATCATCGGATTCGGCCACCTCGCCGAATACCTCCTGGCAACAGGCGCAATCGGATTACACAACCACGACCAAATCATCCGATACGGTCGACGCTACGGCGAAAACAGATAAGGAAACAACATGGCACACGTCAAAATCGAAGGCATCGTCGACAAACCACTCGGCGACCGCGGCTTCATCCTCCTCGAAACCATCCGACTCAACGACGGCCGCACATTCGACAAGAAGTGGAAGGTCTGGGCAATCCCAGCACCCGAATTTTCGTCGTTCGTCGAAGTCACCGGGGAACTCTCCACCAAAATCAACGAATACGAAATGGGCGGCGAAACGAGGCGCAACATTGATCTAAACGTCAACAACCCAGTCGTCAAAGTCCTCCGAGGCCCCGAAGTCGCCGCACCCGACGTAAACACCGAATGGGCAACCGCACCAACAACACAGGCAGCACCGTTCTAATGGCTAAATCGTACAAAATGCGCATGTACCAGCGACGACTCTGGCAACACCGCACCCAAATCGCCATCACCACCATCGCCCTATGGTTCGCCATCATCGCAACCATCCTTGTCATCGCGGAGTGGATCTCATGAACCTCGAAGCAATGCTCAACACCGTCACCCAACCACGCACCAAACAATGCAAACTCAACGTGTGGCTAACCACCCTCAACGAGGATGATCGCAACGCATTCTGGCGCGCAATGGACAACGAAAACATCCCACTTCGACACATCTGGAAAACCATCCAAGCAATCGGATGCCCCAACCAAGAATCATCAGTCCGGTCACACCGACGCGGCGATTGCAAAACCTGCGAAAGGCAAATCAACAATGGCTAGCATGTACGAAATCGAAAAACAAATCGAAGCCGTCGTCGCCCAAACACGCATACTCTGCGAACTCATGGGAATCGACCCAACACCAATGCCCGGCGAGGAACCAGTCAATAACGAAACCATTCAGGATCTAACTGACCCCGATGCTTGACGAACTCCTGAATACCCCACAGCCCCCGACGACTCCTGACCGTCGGGGTGCTGCGGTGTTCAGCCAAGAATGGAACGCAACCGGAGACGAATCAATCGTCACCACAATCAGCGACACCGAAGTCGCACACGAACAACTACACGACTTCATCACCCAACGCGGCGGAATCATCCCCGACGGCTATGTGGCCACAATGCTCACAGCCAAATACAACCCAAACGCATGGACACGCGACAAACCCTTCGACGACTCCGGGCGACAAGCCCCAGCAGTCACACGAGGCGCATGGTCATACACATTCAAAATCAGCAAACGAGTAGACCGCCAATCCCTAGTTGACGATCTAATCCACCTCACCAAAAGAAAGGCAGTAAAACGTGTTGAACAGAAAACTGATGAACTCTTTGTCTTTGCCATGGGAGACTCTCAACTTGGCAAACCCGACGGAGACGGAACCGAAGGAATCATTACCGCGTGGGCGCAGAGCCTCGACCGGGCAGCTGCCGACTGGACCCGAATGGGAAAACCCTCGGTACTTATTGCAGGTCTCGGAGACCATTTGGAAGGAAATCAAAGCCAAGGCGGCCGAAACTTCTTCCGTTCCGACCTCACGATTTCCGAACAACTTCGGGTATTTCGCCGGATGTTACTCCGGACCATCGATACATTCATTCAGGCACCGACTGTCACGGTGGGCATTGTCAACGGCAATCACGATGACATCCAACGCTTCCAAACGACTGACGCGTCGGATGGACACGCTACTGAATCGGCAATCGCGGTCAGCGAAGCATTGGCACTCAATCCAGAACGATATGGCCATGTGCGTATGTTCGTGCCAGGTAAAGACCAAGACCACTTGGTTCTCGAAGTAAACGGAACCAACTTCGTACTGATCCACGGCCACCAATGGTCACGCGGCAAAGCGATGGAATGGTGGGAGAAACAGACGTTCAACAATCACCCGGCAGGGGCAGGTCATATCCTCATTCACGGCCACGAACACGAGTTCCAAATCAGCTCACGCCGCGACCGTCTTGTCATTACAACACCAGCACTCGAATCCGAATCAACATGGTTCAAACAAAAGTACGGCGCAATAGGTAGACGCGGTGTGCTGACATTCATCACCAAACCTGAAGGACAATTCGAGAGGATGGCGATCGTCTAATGCCAGCCAAGAACAGACCTGATCTAAAAACTGCCGACTGGAAAACATTACGTCTGGCCATACTCCAGCGCGACGCACACACCTGCGCATATTGTGGGGCCGAGGCAGACACGGTTGATCACATCATCCCAACATCCATGGGTGGCACAGCAGACCCATCCAACCTGCTCGCAGCCTGCAACCGATGCAACGGAACCAAGTCCAACAGGATCCATGCCCGAACCAACTGGGTCAACACCCGGTGGGGGGTACGCCTATCGTGACCGCAGCGTGACGGCCCTCTAAGTCGTCGCACAAATTGTCCTCCATTTTTTTGGAGGGCATCTCCACATCCCGTGCCGCCCTCTGCCGGGCATCCCCGAATAAAAAAGGTTTGGCATAAGGGCGCAAACCAAAGACAAGGAAAAGCATGACTAACGCATCGTGGCGCGATATGCCAACATCAAATAGCAAGGCCCTCGAAATGACACTTGATTCGCTTAGTTGGATCGGGGCGGAACACGCTGCGATTGTTGCGTTGTGTTTGGCAACTGCGAAATCGCTCGATGACGAATACACAGCTGCGAAGTCGTCGTCGTATTTGCAGGGTCTGCGCATGTTGCGGAACTCTGCCCCGGATGGTGCGCCCATCGATGCGCTTGAAGCATTGATTACTCGATGACGTTTGCGCCGACTCGTTACACGCCACCGTTGACGGATGCGTTCGAGTCGTCGATTGACAAACTGTTGCCAGCGATTGAGATGGCTTGGTCGGTTGCGACTCCGGGTTTTAAGTTTGATGATTGGCAGGTCGAGTTGATGCGCCGCGTTACCGAGTTGTTGCCGACTGGCGAACTGCGTTGGCGATCGTGTGTTATCTCGATGGGCCGTCAGAATGGTAAGTCGGAGATTGTTGGTGCGTTGGGTATTTGGGCGTTGTTGCGTAAGGTCGGTTCGTACAACGTCGGGGTCGCTTCGACGGCTGAACAAGCCCGACTGGTTTATGACCGGGTGCAACGTGTGATTGCGTCGAACCCTGCGTTGGAACGTCGCATGTCGAAGTTGACGGAGACGCGTGGTATCAAGACGCTTGACGGTTCACGGTATGAAATCAAGGCGGCGAACGCGAACACGTTGCAGGGTATTCCGGTGTCGGTCGGCATTGTCGATGAAGTCCACTTGGTAAATCAGAAAACGTGGGATGCCCTCTCCAGCGGAATGGGCGCTCGAAAGGACTGTTTACTCGTCGGCATCACAACGGCAGGCGACGAAAACAGCGAACTGCTGAACCGTCTTTACAAGAATGCCGACAAAGCAATCGGTGGCGACCTAGACCGATTCGGTGCGTGGATTTGGGAGGCTTCCGAGTCCGTTGTGCCGGAGGATGACGACGAACTTATCGGGTTGCTGATGGAGGCGAACCCTGCGTTACAGGCTGGCCGTATAGATCCGAAACTGTTGTTGTCGGATGTGCGCGCGCTGCCGAAAGACGACATCATCCGTTACCGTCTGAACAGGTTTATTCAGTCCGGTACTAAGACGTTCATTCCGCCGGAACTGTGGCAGAAGTGTGAACGACCGTTTGGCGCGCAGCTGCCGCAGGGCGAGTTTGTCTTTGCGGTTGACCGGACACCCGACTGGGAACACGCAAGCATCGCGGTATCGGTCAAGGTCGATGATGTAATCTACACGGAACTTGTGGCCAGCATCAACAAGCCGTCACTCGAACAGCTGATTTTCATTTGCGGTCAACTGATGTCACATTCACCCAGGGCGATTATTGTTGACGGTTACACGCTGCGCGATTTATACAAAGAACTGAAACTCCGTGGCTACCCGGCAGAAACTGCGACGCTGGCCGACGTTGTCAACGCATCGTCTTTGTTCTATGCGCGGTTGGCGCGTAAGACGCTTCAGCATGGTGGCGACCCTCTGTTGTCGATTCAGATTCCGCGCACGGTTCGCAAAATGGTCGGCGAAGGCTTCCGGGTATCGCGGCGCGACTCGGCCGTCGAAATCGATGCCGTCATGGCAACTTTGTTGTCAACGTTCGGCGCGGATACTTTGCGAGAACAACCGCTTCAGGTATTCTGATTCTCTTATGGAAAATGAAAACGTAAACGGCTACGCGGTACCACAGGACCCGATGGATCTCTTGCAATGCGATTCATGTCAATAGGGGATGAATAGGTTATTCGACGCGGTAAAACCCGAAAGGGAATTGCGGCGGACTTCGGTTCGATTCCGAACATCTCCACGACACGCCTGAACTAGTTATTGCACTAGTGCAGAAAAGGCACCATACTGGTATCAATGGGATTCTTAGATTTTCTAAATCCAACTCGCTATCTTGATATAGCGGATTCTTTTGCGCCCGGATTCGAGGAACGCAGTTCAGGGATTATCCCACCGCCGCGTTCGGCGACTTCGGGGGTCACAACCAACGACGCACTATCGTTGGCTTCCGTCTACCGCTCCGTGTCTATCATCGCCACCGCGATGAAGCAGTTGGGCATTCACGTCTACCGTGACGACGCCGAAGTGACCCCCACCCCTTTGGTTATCCGCCAACCGGACATCAAGGTCACACGCGAAGTTTGGATGGAACAAACGATCAACTCGCTGGCGCTCGCAGGTAACGCTTACTGGCTTATCGGTCGCAACGGTCGCGGCGAAACCATCAACCTCGAAGTTCTGAACCCATTCGAGATGATGATTCAGACGGATGACTACGGTACGGCGCTTTACTATGTTTACCGTGGCATTACGCGTTACGAACTTCGCGACATTCAGCAATTGGCGATGATGCGCGTACCGGGCAATGTTTATGGTCTTGGACCCATTCAGGCCGCGCAGAAAGAACTGCTGAACGCGCGCGATACACGCGATTACGCTTCGGTGTGGTTTACCGATTCGGGTATCCCGAACGGTGTTCTGAAGTCTGACCAGATGTTGTCACCCGACCAGGCTTCCGCCGCCAAGGATGCATGGAACCTGACCGCTGGTGCTAAGAACGGTGTGGCCGTTCTCGGTAACGGCCTGACGTATCAGCCGATGTACCTGAACCCACGCGACGCAATGTTCCTTGAAGCACAAGCATTCAACGTGCAACAGATTGCCCGGTTGTTTGGTGTTCCGGCAAACATGCTTCTCGCGTCGGTTGACGGCAATTCCATGACGTACTCGAATATGGAACAAGAACAAATGGGATTTGTTCGCTACACGCTTTCGCAATACATCGTTGAAATCGAATCGGCACTAAGCCACCTGATGACACGCGGAACCATGGTCAAAATCAATGTTGACTCGTTGCTGCGTTCCGACACTCTTACACGTTACCAAGCGCACCAGATTGCCATCGCTTCCGGGTGGATGACAATCGACGAGGTTCGCGCCATCGAGGACATGCCGACTCTTGGAGGAGATTTTAGTGCAGTCAATTGAAACCCGTGAAATGGAATTTCGCGTCACCGACAAAGACAAGCGTGAGGTTGCTGGCATCGCCGTACCTTACGACACGTTGGAGAACGGTGAAATGTTTGCGCGCGACTCGGTCACTCTGGACCCTGAAGCGAAACTGATGTGGCAGCACGATCAGAAGGAACCAATCGGCAAAATCATTGAGGGCCGTCACACCGAGGCTGGTTTTGAGATTCGTGCGGTCATCAGCGAAACGCAACGCGGTCTCGACGCAATCACACTCCTCGACGACAACGTCATCAACCGATTCAGCGTCGGCTTCGTTCTGCGCGACTCCAAGACCGACGAGAACCGCAACCGCATTGTCACCGACGCATTCGTGCGCGAAGTAAGTCTCGTAAGTACGCCATGGTACTCGGATGCAGTTGTCACCGAAGTACGAGACGAAAATTCCGACCCGGAAATCCCGGACTCGGCTTCCCCCAAGGAGGAAACAATGGAGAACATCACTCCAGAGGGTTCCGACCTCG